AGATGATGGATGGGTAAATGATAGCCATACTGAATCAGAACATGCAGGTATTAAGGCAGGACTGTATGCTTTGATACATCATTTGGAAGAAACTGAGGAGACAACATGAACATATTTTATTTTAATGATTGTCCGGTCAAGTCAGCAGAAGCACAGCCAGATAAAATGTTAGTGAAGATGCCACTTGAAACAGCACAAATGTTATGTACTGCACATAGAATGTTAGACCACTATGAAGTAAAATTAGTTCCTTCTAAATCTGGTAAGAGAATGGTAAAACGATATGTGTTAGATGATGAAAGGGAAAATATATTATATGCTTCAGCTTATATTAATCATCCTTGTACTGTTTGGGCTAGACAATCTAGTGGTAATTATGAATGGTTATATGTTCACTTCTTAGCATTAGGTATGGAATACACTTATAGATACGGTAAAGAACATTCAAGTATTACTGATTTAGCTAAATCTTTAATGCAATTACCAAAGAATATACACAAAGGAGATATGACTCCACTTGCACAGGCTATGCCTGATAAATATAAAGATGATAATCCAGTCAAAGCATACAGGAATTATGTTATACATGAGAAGAACTATGCAGAGTGGAATCAAAACAGGGAGAGACCTATATGGTGGACTTAAAAGATACTGAACTAACACCAATGACCAAAGCAGAGTACAGAGCTTGGGAAGATTATGTTAGAAAATACAACGAGGATAATCCTAAAGACCAAATATGTTATGAACTTACTTGGAACAAGGATGAATACAAAGTTAAATTATTAAACTTAAAGGTTGACAGGGAGAACTAGATGTGGTATAATAGCCACTTATTCTAGTATGCTGTAGGGTGTAGCCCTCAACTAACCTTCCTGAACCTGAAGGCATACTGTTTAAGTCGGTGGTTGGGCGAGTGGCTCGGGTGTACGACTTAAAATATTAACACCAAAAACAGTCTGATTTTTTTCTCGATGCGAGATAGTTTGTACAGACTTTAAACAACAAAACTCGTGGCTAGGAGTGAGCCTTTATAAAAACTTTTCTGGAACGATTAGGTCGCCTTGAAGAAGTTAAGGATAAAACACGAATGAGTACTAAACCACCACGTGACTAGCCACCCTTTTAACTGGAGGGTTATATGAATCTTTATTTTAAATCAACAACATTAGACAAGCAGATAGGTTGGACATGGAAAGACATGGACAAAGCTTACTGGGATACTTGGATACCTAAGAAGTCTGATATCAAAATCATTACAAGACTTAACAAAGAGCAAAAGAAACAAGTACTAGATGAACTATGGGAAGACTTGCAAAGTGCTATACAATTTACAAGAGATAGAAATAATTCAAGAAGAAGACAAAAAAGGCTTGACAAAAAGAATCAAACATGATATAATTGCACAACTTAATACAACCTAAAAGGAGGAATTTTATGTATGAGTATGTAAAAGGGAAGGCAATGTATGCCAACATTACTAGCCCTAACACGAGGTTTGAACCTCATAAATATGGCATAACTGTTCTTACTGATTCTGATACAGCTACTAAGCTTGAAGACTTAGGACTGAATCAAGTTAGAACTAGAACAGGTGAACTGAAATATGAAGAACCTGCTTTTACTTTTAGTAAGAGAGCATCAAGGAATGACGGTTCAGCTAATACTGCACCTAAGTTAGTTGATGGTGACGGTAATCCTATGGATGTTGCAATTGGTAATGGTTCAGAAGTGACTGTTAAAATCAAACCATATAAAAATAATTATGGTAGATTTGCAGAGCTTATGGCTGTTAAGGTAGATAATTTAATTGAATATACTGAACAAGATTCAGACAACGAGGAATTTTAATATGATTATTACTATTAAAAATGATGATGGTGAATCAGTCTATGATGTTTCAAAGATTGAAGATGAGCAAAAAAGAAATGGTGCTAACATATCTATCAGTAAGATAGGTACGTTAAACGTCATGGTAGAAGCTTTAAACTTTGCTTCACAAGGACATCAGAATAATCTTGAAGCTGTACTAAAGGATAGTCCTGAAGCTATAGTTGAACAAGAAGAAACTGAGACTGAAGAAACTGTAGAAGAAAAAGACGAATCTTAATTCATAGTGAGGGCTAACATGGATAAAACTTGGGATAAGTTACATCAACCTTGTCCACTTTGTAACAGTAGTGATGCTGTTGGAATCAATGCAGATGATTCAGCAAAGTGTTTCAGTTGTGGAGAGTTTATGCCTAGCTATACTAAAGCATGTGGAGGACAGGATATGCAATCAACTACAACACAAACCAAACAACCTGATATGGTAGATGAAGGAAAGTTTTCAGCATTAACTGATAGAAAAATTTCTATGCAGACTGCTCAGAAGTATGGAGTGAAATGTGTACATGACTTACAAGGTAATGTCGTTAAACATTTTTATCCTTACTACAATGGACACGAACTTTCAGCTACTAAAATTCGTAACTGTAAAGACAAAGACTTCTATGTCTCTGGTAGTTATAATGATACAGGTTTATTTGGTCAACAACTTTTCAAGAGTGGTAAGTACGTTACCATTACTGAAGGTGAGTGTGATGCTATGGCTGCTTATGAACTGCTTGGTTCTAAGTGGGCTGTAGTATCTATCAAACGTGGTGCTAATGGTGCAGTTAGAGATATCAAGGAAAGCTTAGAGTTCTTTGATGACTTTGAAAATGTTATCATTGCATTTGATAAAGATAAGGCAGGACAAGAAGCTAGTATTAAAGTTGCTAGGCTATTTAAACCCGGGAAAGCAAGGATAGTTACCCTTCCTAACGGGTGGAAAGACCCTAACGACATGCTAAGAAACAACAAGCATAAAGAGTTTGTTGAAGCTTGGTGGGCTAGTAAAGTTTATACACCTTCTGGTGTTATAAATGTTACTGAACAACGTGAGAAGTTTCATAATCGTGAGAAGAAACAAAGCGTACCTTATCCTTATGAAGGACTTAACAAGAAGTTGTATGGTCTTAGAGCAGGAGAACTGGTCACACTTACAGGTGGTACTGGACTTGGTAAGTCAAGTGTTACAAGAGAACTTGAACATCATCTTATCAAGAACACAGAAGACAACGTAGGTATCATTGCATTAGAAGAAGATTGGAGAAGAACCATTGATGGTATCTTATCTATTGAAGCTAATGCTAGATTGTACGTTGACCAAGAACGTGAGAAGTTTTCTAAAGAAGAATTAGATAAGATGTTTGACATGTTATACGATGGCGATAACCGAAATAGAGTATGGGTACATTCCCACTTCGGAACCAACGACATTGATGATATCTTTACTAAGCTTCGCTTCATGATTATAGGCTGTGATTGTAAGTGGGTGGTCGTGGACCATTTACATATGTTAGTTAGTGCTGTACATGAAGGTGATGAAAGACGTGCTATTGATACTATCATGACTAGACTTAGAAGTTTGGTAGAAGAGACAGGTGCAGGAATTATTTTAGTTTCTCACTTACGTAGAGTTGATGGTAACAAAGGACATGAGAATGGTATTGAAGTATCACTATCTCATCTAAGAGGTTCAAATAGTATTGGACAACTTAGTGATTGTGTGATAGCATTAGAACGTAATCAACAATCAGATGACCCTGATGAAGCTAGAACAACAAGAATGCGTATACTTAAATCAAGATACACAGGCGATGTTGGTATGGCTTGTAGAGTTATTTATAATTCAGAAACTGGTAGACTATCTGAACTAACAGATGAAGATATTACTTTTGATGATAGTTTAGACGAGGCATTTTAATTATGGATTTAGTATTTGACATAGAAACTGATGACCTTAAAGCCACTAAGATACATTGTCTTGTAGCTCAAGATGCAAACTCTGGAGAGATATTTAAGTTTCCTCCAAGCAACTTGCAAGAAGGCTATGAACTTTTATCTAAAGCAGATAGGCTGATAGGTCATAACATTATAGGATTTGATATTCCTATGGTAGAAAAGTTTGCAGGTATAAAGCTTAGAGACAAAGAAGTTATAGATACTCTTGTTCTTTCTAGACTATTCAATCCTACTAGAGAGGGTGGTCATAGTCTTGAGAAGTGGGGATATAAACTTGGTCTATCTAAAATAAACTTTGAAGACTATCTAAATTATTCTACAGAAATGTTAGACTATTGTGTTCGTGATGTTCAGTTAAATACTCTTGTATATAAATCACTTCGTAATGAGTCAAAAGGTTTTAGTAAACAATCTATTGAACTTGAACAAGACGTTGCAAGAATAATTAAACAACAAGAAGAAAACGGATTCATGTTTGACATGGAATCTGCATTAGTATTACTTGCAGAACTTAGAGAAAAGTCTCAACAGATTGAAGATGAAGTTCATAGTACTTTCAAACCTAAATGGGTAGATGATAAATTAGTTACGCCTTACATTAAGAAAGATGGTAACTTATCTAAACGTGGACTTACTGATGATGAGTATCAAAGATGTTTAGATACTAATAACTTTGAGCCTTTTATGAGACAGACTTTACAAGAGTTTAATCTTGGTAGTCGTAAACAGATTGGTGAATATCTTGTAGACTTTGGTTGGAAACCTGAAAGGTTTACTCCTACAGGTCAGCCTATTGTAGATGAGAAAACATTATCAGAAGTTACTCATATCCGTGAAGCTAAACTTATAGCAGACTTTTTATTAATACAAAAACGTATAGCTCAAGTTGATTCTTGGGTTGAATCGGTGCAAGAGGATGGACGTGTGCATGGTTTTGTTATACCTAACGGTGCTATCACCGGTAGAATGACACACAGAAGTCCTAACATGGCACAAGTACCTTCAGTTCATAGTCCTTATGGTTCAGAATGTAGAGCATGTTGGATTGTTGATGAAGGTAATGTATTACTTGGAGTTGATGCTAGTGGTTTAGAGCTACGAATGTTAGCCCATTATATGAATGATGAAACTTATATCAAGGAGATTTTAGATGGAGATATACACACAGCTAATCAAAGAGCTGCACAACTTAAATCAAGAAATCAGGCGAAGACATTCATCTATGCCCTCATGTACGGAGCAGGAGATGAAAAGCTTGGAAAAGTGGTTGAAGGAAATACAGCAGATGGTAAACGAGCTAGAGAACATTTCTTCGATAATAACCCTGCATTTAAATCACTTAGAGACAGGGTACAAAGAGCAGCTTCAAAGAAATATCTCAAAGGTATAGATGGTAGAAAGCTTTACATACGTAATGCTCATTCTGCCCTCAATACTTTATTACAAGGAGCAGGTGCGATAGTCATGAAGAAAGCATTGTCAATACTTGATGATGTGTTACAATTAAATGGAGTACCTTATAAGTTTGTTGCTAACATCCATGATGAATGGCAACTAGAAGTACCTAAAGATAAAGCTGATTTTATTGGTCAGTTTGCTGTTGATAGTATCATAAAAGCAGGAGAACATTTTAATCTTAGATGTCCTCTTGATGGTGAGTATAAGATAGGAGGTAACTGGAGTGAAACACACTAAGCATTGTGATAGTAGAAAAGGAGACATGGCTGAATACTATGCTGTAACTTGGTTAT